GCAAATATGGTAAGAGGTAAAGAATGACTGATCCAAAAGAATTATTACTTCAAGTACTACGAGATAAAGATGCTGGTAGGGCTAGATCTAAACAGACACAGGTAGGTCCATCAGAGTTAGGTGGTTGCCGGCGTAAGGTTTGGTATCGTCTTAACGATCAACCTGAAACTAATGATAACGAATTAAAGTTGTCAGCTATTATGGGTACTGCCATCCACGCTGAGATAGAGAAAGCAATATCAGTTGCAGATCCAAAGGGTGAAAAGTACTGGGTTGAAACATCTGTTGAATACAACGGAATGAAAGCTCACATAGATTTATATATACCAGAGACAGGAGATGTGATAGATTGGAAAACCGTTAAGGTTAAGAATCTATCTTACTTCCCATCGCTACAACAGCGCTGGCAAGTTCAGGTCTATGGCTACTTGCTTGACAAGTCTGGTAAGGGGAAGCCCAGAACTGTTAATCTAGTAGCCATTGCCAGAGATGGTGATGAAAGAGATGTCAAGGTTCATTCAGAACCTTATGATCCGAAGTTAGCAGAAGATGCTTTGAATTGGTTATCTGCTATTAAAGAGAGCGCAGATGCACCAGAGCCAGAGCGCGATCAAAACTATTGCAAGTTCTATTGCAAGTACTTTGATGAGTCGGGCGAGATGGGATGTACTGGTCTAAAAAAAGAACGTATCAAGGAAGGTGAAGTCTTCATAGATAATCCTGAGGTAGACACATCGGCCTTGAAGTATTTACAATTAGATGTAAAGATAAAGGAACTGACTAGTGAACGCGAGTCATTAAAAGCTGCGTTAGAAGGATTTACTGGTAATACCAATAGTGGTGTATCCATACTATGGAGCACAGTTAGTGGTAGAGAATCAGTAGATGCCGAAGAGGTTGAGAAACTTCTCGGTTTTGTACCAAAGAAACAAGGACAGGAATCAGTTAGATTAACTGTCAAACATACTGGAGGTAAGTAAATGGCTGCACCGGAAAGCACCAAGTTCCAAATCAACTACAAGTTAGGCGATGGAACTCTAGTAAATATTTATGCAACTAGTCAGGCTGAATTAGAGGCATCTCTAACTTCAATTGCTGACGTAGCAACATTAGTAACATCAACTGGCACCTCACTCGGTGTCAGCGCACAGTCATCAGGTGGCGCAGTTTCCTATGCTAAAGCAGCACTAGGTGCGACACAGGTTGCAGTACCAGCAGGAGATAATCCTGATTGTAAGCACGGCTCAATGGCATTTCGCTCAGGCGTAGGACAGAAAGGTCCTTGGAAAGGTTGGATGTGTGCTGCACCTAAAGGTGCTGTAGACAAATGCGAAACCGTCTGGATTAGATAGCAGGTGCGGGTTCCCTGGAAGTATGAGAACCCAGCTTGCGCTGAAGTGGGAATGGAAATTTTCTATCCTGAAATAGATGATGACGATAAGATCCATACTCAACAAGCAATTAACGTTTGTAAGATCTGTCCCCATTTAGCAGAGTGTGCTGAGTGGGGCATTAAGAGAGAACGCTTTGGTACTTGGGGCGGTATGACTGCAATAAAGAGAAAAAAAATTAGAGTAGCAAAAGGGATAAGTCTTTCCAGAGAGGAACACGTTGCTTAATATAGATAGAGCGTGGCGTGGTAGTAATACCAGTGCAACTCCATTACCTGATGTATGGAATGATCTTGCTAAAAAGCAGATCAAATTTCGTAGAGGTCAGGTATGTATGGTTGCCGCCGCACCTAATGCTGGTAAGAGTATGTTTGCTCTTATCTATGCAGTTAAAGCAAAGGTTCCAACTTTATTTTTCTCGGCTGATACCGACATAGCAACTGTGATGATGAGAGCAGCCTCTCACCTATCAGGACACAGTCAGCTACTGGTGGAAGGTAACTTAAATAGTAACCGTCATTACTACGATAAGCACCTAGAGGATATGTCTAACATACAGTTTGTCTTTGACTCATCACCATCACTAGATGATATTGAGTTAGAGATCAAGGCTTATGTTGAACTCTATGGTATTCCACCAGAGTTGATTGTTGTTGATAACTTAATGAATGTGGCTGCTGAAACTGACAATGAGTGGGCAGGACTACGAGCTATTATGGTGGACTTCCACGATATGGCTCGTAAGACTGAGGCTTGTGTGATGGTTTTACACCACGTTTCAGAGCAGACTGAGTATGGTAAGACCAGCTTCCCACCTCATCGTAGGGCTATTCACGGCAAGGTATCACAACTACCTGCATTAATACTTACTCTTGGTTTTGATCCACTAGATGGCACCTTAAAGGTGGCACCAGTTAAGAATAGATTTGGACCACACACAGCAGATGGCTCAGACTTTGTTACCTTATTCGTAAACTATTCTGTGTGTCAGATCAGTGATGCAGATGAGTATGGTCGGATGTATAGAAGGGATGCCCTAATAAATGTCAGCCAAGTACAATAAACAAAAGGGTTCTCAGTTTGAAGTAGATGTAATGAAGTGGTTTAGAAAGATGGGCGCAGTAGCTGAACGCTTACGCTTATCAGGAGCAGAGGATGAGGGAGATCTAGTAGTTATAGTTGCTGGTAAAACCTTTGTCTTTGAATTAAAGAATACTAAGAAATTAAACTTGAAGGAGTTTTGGGATGAAGCGCAAACAGAAGCTGCTAATTACGCTAAGCATCGTGGCGTTGATCAGCCTTTATCTTATGTACTATACAAAAGAAGAAACGCAGGAATAGACAAGACTTGGGTAATCCAAGACCTAACACAATGGCTAAAGGAGAAGCAATGAAATACAAGTATGAAGACAGAGATACATACATAGACAAGTGGTACAAGGGTTTCCTTGGACTGTCCTTCTATGAAACAGAGTCAGTGAAGTACGGAATTACTGATGGATTTACATTTACTTTCCTTGGTAATAACTTTAACTTCGCAAAGGAGATCTAATGCCAACACCAGAGGGCGTAATAACAACGACAGAAATACTACAACCAGTACCAGAGGTAGTAGAGGAAGAGGTAAAGGAGGAAGAATGATCTGTGAAGTATGTAGATCAGGCGGTGAACTGAATAAGACTGGTCAGTTCAAGCGTGCTATTACTATGCACAAAAAATGTAAGGAGGATTGCGGATGCCAGCATCAGACTGGTCCAGGAGTAGGAAGTCTAGCAATGGCAATGGCAGAACCGATGCGAACTCAATACCCATTGGAGTAATAGTTGCTCACTATGGCGGTGAGGTAAGAGAAGGTAGGGCTTGCTCTGTAAGGTGTGTATTGCATAGCGACAGCAGAAGAAGTGCAGTAATTAATACGCAAGAGAATCTATACTTTTGTCATACCTGCGGTAAGGGTGGCAATGCAGTAAACATTATTAGTATCAAAGAGAATATGGAGTTTAAAGATGCTCTCGCCCGTGCAATTGAAATCATCGCTGGAAGTGGCGGTTCAGTACAACAAAGATCTAAGCGAAGAAGCGGTAGGGTTTCTCGCAGGTCGTGGGATCTCTAAGGAGATAGCTGACCAGTACAAGTTAGGTTACATAAAAGAACCTGCTTCAACCCACGAGAACTATCAGGGCTGGCTATCCATACCTTATATAACAGCGCTTGGACACTGCGTTGGATTTAAGTTTAGAAGATTAGATGATGGCAAGCCTAAGTATGGAGCACCTCTCGGTCAGAAGGGTCATCTCTATAATGTTAGTGACATCATTGTATCTAGTGAATACATAGCAGTTTGTGAAGGTGAGTTAGATACAATCATTTGTTCTGCAGTACTAGGTATGCCAGCAGTTGGAGTTCCTGGTGTTGCTGCTTGGAAGCCACACTTTACTAAGATGTTTACCGGCTATGGAAAGATTTATATTATTGGTGATAATGATATTAAAGAGGATGGTTCTAATCCTGGGGCAGAGTTCTCAAGGAGAGTAGCTCAAGAGGTGATGAACTCAACCATCGTGTCGCTACCTGCTGGATTAGATCTTAATGATTTATACTTAGCCAAAGGAATTGAAGAAACTAGACGAGTAATTGGAGTGCCAAATGTATGAAGAACTCAGAGCTGACGGAACTCGCCGTTTGGTTAACGGAATTGGGACTGGAAGTGGTTTTGATAGACTACGAAACTGGGACTCTACAAGTAAGGCCAAAGCCGATAAGGTCGTAGACAATAAGTTTGCTGCTGATATGTGGGAAGTACTAGATGCAGCAGGTAATTTACTTCTATCTAAGCACCACGATTACGGTCCAAAGAATATAGCTGGCTCACCTGGTGGTCCAATCAATGGGTTAAGAGTACGTATGTGGGACAAGATCGCCCGTATAAATAACTTAGTTGATAATGATAGGAACCCAAACAACGAATCGTTAAGAGACTCTTTCTTAGATCTACTGAACTACAGCGCTATTGCGCTGATGGTACTGGATAACAACTGGCCTGAAACGCCAACTCTGGATTGTGAATAATCCTTATGCCTCGTACAAAAAATAAAACTTATAAGGAACAAAGAGTATCAAGGATACGTTCCTATGGGATAAGTACTGAACAATACGAACAAATGTTAATAGATCAAAATGGTGTTTGTTATATTTGTAATAAAAAACCTAGCGATAAAAGAGCATTAGACATAGACCACGATCACGATACAGGTAAAGTTAGAGGTTTACTTTGCTCTAATCACAATAGGGCTATTGGTTTATTTAATGACAACATTAACTTACTGGCAAGGGCTATTGAATATTTATCAAGGAATAAATGACCCACGAATTACACCCAACTCTATACGAGTTAGTACCTTCAGTTACTTACGTTATTGTTCGTAAGTTTAAAGGTTGGGTTGATACTGATGATGTAAGACAAGAGTGCTATCTGTGGGCTATTGGTCGTGGTCAACAGTTTACTGATCTACTTAATGAACCTAACCACGATAAGCGTGAGCAGAATGAAAGACGTATTGCCTATCAGATGCGTAGAGTTGCAGAAAGATATGCCCGTAAAGAGAAGGCTCGTAAGGCTGGATACAAAGTAGGAGATGAAGCCTTCTACGATACAACAATTATTGCCCAACTAATTCCATTTGTTATTGCTTCCATTGTTAATGGCACAGTCCTTGAGCAAGCACAAGAGATGATCAACGATGGCACACCTCGTAAACAATCAACACCTGCCGAAGGTGGCAATCTATTAGCTATCCTAATTGATATTAAGAAGTGTTATTTAAAATTACAGCAAGAAGATAAGACTATATTACAGATGAGATACCACGATAACTATACCTTACAGCAGATAGGCCAGTACTTAGAGTGTGCTACCTCAACTGCTGATCGCAGATGCACCTCTGCTCTGCGTAGATTACAGGATAAGTTAGGTGGACAAACACCTTGGGCATAGAGTT